GCTCAAACAATCCCAAATTTCCTAAGCTTCCCTTACCCTACACTGTCAACCCCACCCCCCTTGTCCTAGAAACACCCCCCATGCTTTAATAAAGTACCGTCCAATATAATTATTTGTTATATAATTTTGGCAAACAGACCTCTAGGTACTGCATATGATTGTTGATCTTGAACCCGAACTCCTGCACACGCCAGTGGGTGAAGGGGTAAATAAATACGAAGACGTATATCGTGCGGCCACGGCTATGTTCGAGTCCGCTAACTATATAGAAAACTTCGGCCCGTTGCCCACACCAACAGAAGGCGATAGAGTCGCCGCGCAAGATGCGTTTATCAATGGCATGGGTAACCCCAAACAACCCAAGATCCGCAACAGTGCGGCGGCAACCCACTTAAAGGCGTTGCTAAACGAGTACGACATAGAGGTCGTGCAAAGTGCCGCGCAGATACGCTCATTTGTGACAAATGGTTTGCTGGAAGAAGCCGCCCCCGGCTCCAAGAACCGCATCCGTGCCCTAGAGTTGTTGGGCAAGATTAGTGATGTTGGGCTGTTTACCGAACGCACAGAGGTTACGGTAAGGCAAAAACCCACCAACGAGATCGAGGCCCAACTGCGGTCCAAGCTAGAGACCCTGTTTCAAAATAGCGCAACCAAGGTACACGCTCAAGAACTTGAAATTCGGGAGGTGGACATGAACTCTGTCATGCGAGCCACCCAGAGTGCGTTGGGTCTGAGTGATGTTGAACCTAAACCCTGAAGATTTGGATGCGTTACAGCAACAGATTATGTCGCTTCCCGAAAGCGAACGGGATGTTATTCTTGAATCACTTGATGAACTGGCACGGCGTAAGTACGTCCGCCGATGCCAAGCGGACTTTTTGCGGTTTTGTTTACACATGATGCCTGACTACAAGGTTGGGGCACATCACCGGCAGTTGTCTGACTTGTTGATGTCAATGGAAAAAGGTGAACAAGATCGCATTGCCGTGTCCATACCACCCCGGCATGGTAAATCTCAGCTTGTATCTATCTTTTTTCCGGCGTGGTATCTAGGTAAAAACCCCAATAAACAGGTGCTGTTGGTGTCCCACACGGGTGAACTTGCCGTGGACTTTGGTCGTAAGATCCGAAACTTGGTCGATAGCGATGCTTATCGGGAGATATTCCCGGATGTTGGTCTGTCGGCGGACTCAAAAAGCGCTGGCCGCTGGAACACTAGCAAAGGCGGGACGTTTTATGCCTGTGGTGTGGGGTCGGCACTAGCGGGTCGAGGGGCAGACTTCCTAATTGTGGATGACCCGTTCTCAGAGCAAGACATCTTGAATGGTAACTACGAGGTGTTCGAAAAAGCTTACGAGTGGTTCACCTACGGGGCGCGAACGCGCTTGATGCCTAAGGGCCGTGTGGCAATTGTGCATACAAGATGGGCACCCGAGGACCTGATTGGCCGCTTGGCCAAGGACATGGACAAGATTGAGAACTCTGATCAGTACCACTTCTTTGAGTTTCCCGCGATCTTTAACGAGAACAGCGACAACGAGAAGGCTCTGTGGCCGGAGTTTTTTGATCTTGAGGCATTGCACCGCACAAAAGCGTCAATGCCGGTGTTCCAGTGGAACGCCCAGTACCAGCAGACCCCCACCTCCGAGGAAGGTGCGTTAATTAAACGTGATTGGTGGCGGATATGGCCCCACGAAGAACCCCCCGACTGCGAGTACATCATCATGGCGCTTGATGCCGCCGCTGAGACAAAGAACCGCTCGGACTATACAGCCATCCTGACACTGGGGGTCTTTCGAGACCCGGTGCATACAAACAATGCCGCGCATTTAATACTACTTAATGCCGTGAACAGGCGTGTGGAGTTCCACCAGCTCAAAGAGTTGGCGATGGACGAGTACATGCAGTGGCGACCCGATGCGTTTATTGTCGAGAAAAAGTCCTCAGGCACCCCGCTATTCCAAGAACTGCGTAGGCAGGGTATACCTGTGTCCGAGTTCACCCCACATCGGGGCACGGGCGACAAGATCGCAAGGATAAACGCTGTATCTGACATCGTGCAGTCAGGCATGGTGTGGAAGCCCGTGGGGTTAAAGTGGGCTGAAGAGGTCGTTGAGCAGGTGGCGGCGTTTCCGTCAGGGGCACATGATGATTTGGTGGATTGCCTGTCTATGTCCTTGGCCAGATTTAGAAATGGCGGCTTCATTCGACTGCCAACCGATGAAGAAGTCGAGGACGATTACGAATCCCGTAGAGCCGCATATTATTAGGAAAAAACATGTCTATTGAAAAAGGTTTATATGAAGCCCCGCTTGGTCAACAGCAAGTTGAGGTAATTCCTGAGGTTGTAGAAGTAGAGCTTATTGGCGAAGAACCGGAGATTGAGGTTTTTGAAGACGGCTCCATTGAGATTACAGTCGGTGATGAGCCTGACGAAGAAGATGACTTCTATGCCAACCTAGTCGATAAGCTAGACGAAGGTGTGCTGACCGAGCTTGCCGATGAGTTGATCACCTCCTACGAAAATGACCTGTCCTCACGCAAAGACTGGGAAGAGACTTACACCGAAGGCATCAAGCTACTGGGGCTGAAGTACGAAGAGCGCAGTGAGCCTTGGGAAGGTGCGTGTGGTGTCCACCACCCCATGATTGCAGAAGCGGCGGTGCGGTTTCAGGCCGAAGCCATTATGGAGACATTTCCTGCCTCAGGTCCTGTTAAGACAACCATTGTTGGTGAAACGACAACAGAAAAACGCCAAGCCGCAGATAGACTCAAGGCTGATCTGAACTACCAGTTAACCGAAATCATGACCGAGTTTAGGGCCGAGCACGAGAAGATGCTTTGGAGCTTGCCCATTGCCGGTAGTGCGTTCAAGAAGGTTTACTACGATGTCACACTGGGCCGACAGATTTCGCTGTTTGTACCGGCTGAAGACGTGGTTTTGCCCTATGGCGTGTCTGATATAACCCTGTCCGAGCGGGTAACTCACCGCATGCGTAAGACCCCAACCGAGCTAAAGATACTCCAAGACGCTGGGTTTTATGCTGATATTGACGTAGAAGATGCGCCGTCCATGATTTCTGATCCCATTCAGAAAGCCAAAGACGAGGAAACAGGGTTTAGCGCCACATATGACGAACGCCACGTTTTGCTTGAGATTATGGTCAAGCGTGACTTGCCCGGATTTGAAGACAAAGACGAAGATGGAAACCCTACCGGCATACCACTACCTTATGTTGTGACCATCCTATACAACACGGGAGATGTGTTGTCGGTGCGGCGCAATTACAACGAGTATCCAGAGCCAACCGAGGGAAATCCCGTCCCTCAATCGCGCTACAAGCAGGCCAACCAGCACTTTGTTCACTACCAATACGTCCCCGGCTTTGGCTCTTATGGCTTTGGTCTGGTGCATTTGGTGGGCAATTCTGCCAAGTCTGCCACTTCCATTACCCGACAGCTAGTTGATGCTGGAACGCTGTCTAATTTGCCCGGCGGCATGAAGACAAAGGGCCTGAGAATCAAAGGCGATGACACGCCGATTTCACCGGGTGAGTTCCGTGACGTGGATGTGCTTTCTGGTGCGTTGCGTGACAACATCATGCCACTGCCGTACAAAGAGCCAAGCCAGACGTTGCTCACCTTGTTAGGCATCATTAGTGAGGACGCAAGGCGTTTTGCCGCAAGCCCTGACATGAAAGTGTCTGACATGTCGGCTCAGGCCCCTGTCGGGACAACACTGGCGCTTATCGAGCGTAACCTGAAGGTGATGTCTGCTGTACAGGCACGACTGCACAACTCAATGAAGCAAGAGCTAAAGCTTCTGGTGCAGATTATTCGTGATGACACCTCCGACAGCTATGACTACCGTCCGGAGCATGCGCCACCGAGAGCGCGTAAAGAGGACTACAGCTACGTCTCAATTAGCCCCGTGAGTGACCCCAATGCCAGCACATTGGCGCAACGGGTTGTTCAGTATCAGGCTGTGATTCAGTTGGCTCAGATGGCCCCTGACATTTACAACCTGCCAAAGCTTCACCGTCAGATGTTGGATATTTTGAACATTCAAGACGCTGATGAGTTAGTGCCTCTAGATGAGGACCAAAAACCCCGTGATCCTGTATCTGAAAACGTGGACATCATCACGGGTACACCTGTCAAAGCGTTTGAGTTCCAAGACCACGCCGCTCACATTCAGGTGCATACCTCTGCGATGCAAGATCCAGAGCTTATGAAACTTCTGGGTCAAAACCCCAGAGCGCAAGAAATGATGGGAGCGCTTCAAGCCCACATCGCCGAGCATGCGGCGTTCCAGTACCGACAGCAGATCGAGCGACAAATGGGCATGCCACTACCACCGCTTAACCAAGAGTTGCCGGTGGAGCTTGAGAGAGAAATCGCTATGCGTAGCGCACAGGCATCACAACCTGTATTGCAAGCCAACCAAGCTAAGGCCCAGCAAGAGAAAAATCAGCAGATGCAACAAGACCCGCTTATCCAAATGCAACAGCAAGAGCTTCAAATCAAAGTCCGCGACATGGAGCTTAAAGAGAAGAAGCTGGTGGCTGACACAGCAGAAGCCGCTGACAAGATGGCGTTGGAACGCCAAAAGCTTGAAGCAGAGCTTGAGAAAGCTGGCATGGAGTACGGGGTCAAGAGTGCCAATGACCGAGCCAAGCTGGAGTTACAGAAGCAGTTAGAGATGTTGAAGTTGGGCCTTAAGGCCGAGGAACAGTCTGAGAAGATGCAGGCTGAGGGCATGCGAATCGGAGCCGAAATTGGTCGGACCCGCGAACAGGAGATAGCAAATGGACGATCTGGGAATAATCCAATCCAAAATCCGGCAAAGGATGAATGATATAGCCGATGAGTTGGCTAACGGCGCGTGTGAATCATACGAGTCGTACCAACATTTATGCGGTGTTATCAAGGGATTGGCTTACGCAGAGCGCGAGATTTTAGATATTTATCAGGCACAACAAGTGTCTGATGAGTAACCGCCGCATCACGGTTTGATGTGCTTTAAAAGGAGTAGTAAATGTCCATCCTTATTGGAACTAACCCCGACAACCCCGAAGTTGTTGGATCAGTCGAAACGGAAAGTAAAGCCAGCCAGCTACCTAGCCCATCTGGTTATCACATTCTGTGCGCCATTCCTGAGATAGAGAAGACGTATGAAAGTGGTTTGATTAAAGCCGATGAGACGATTCTTCACGAAGAGGTTTTGACCACAGTTTTATATGTCATTAGGCTTGGCCCAGACTGTTACGCAGACAAAGCGCGTTTTCCTTCAGGACCTTGGTGCAAGGAGGGAGACTTTGTTTTGATTCGACCCAATAGTGGTTCCCGACTGGTTATTCACGGAAAAGAATTTCGGCTTATTAATGACGACACGGTTGAAGCCGTAGTCGAGGACCCTCGCGGTATTAAGCGTTTATAAGGAGTAGGACATGTCTGAATTTAAATTCCCCGATGAAAGGGGAAAAGAACAAAACGAGCAAGAAATCGAATTCGAGCTTGAAACTGATGAGGCTGAAACAGAGCCAGATGTAGAGCTTGAAAAAGACAACGAGCCTGAAGATAGCGGTGATGTTGAAGATGATATTGAGATCGTTGACGACACGCCTGAAGAGGACCGCAATCGAAAACCACTAGACAAAAACATTGAGGACCCCACAGAGGAAGAACTTAATGATTACAGTTCTAAGGTTCAAAAGCGCATTAAAGAACTGACTCGCGCCCGTCACGATGACCGCCGCCGTGCTGATGAATTGGCACGAAAGCAGGTTGAATTAGAACGTGTGGCCAAAATGATGGCCGAAGAAAATAACCGTCTGAAGAATTACGTCAGTGTCGGTGAAAATGCGTTCATTGATAAATCAAAGTCTCTGGCGCAAATTAGTCTGGATCAGGCCAAAGCCAAGCTGAAAAACGCTTTAGAGGCTGGCGACACAGAGGCCACGGTTCAAGCGCAAGAGGACCTTTATAAAGCGCAATATGAACTACAGAAGGCAAACAGTTATAAACCCTCTGCTCCCCCGCAACCACAACAAAATATCCCACAACAAACTCAAGCCGCGCCTCAATCTCCCGCAATTGATAATAAAGTTGTAGGCTGGGCGCAACGAAATACTTGGTTTGAAGGTAACGGAGAAAAAGAAAGGGAAATGACCGATTATGCTTATGCTGTGCATAATAGACTTGTGCGGGATTACGGAGAGGAATATACTCGCACTGATGAATACTTTAATAACATCGACCAAGCCATGAGAAACAAATACCCCGAAGAGTTCGGTATTGAACCGAAACAATCTACGGAAAAAGCTTCTTCAAAGGCTAGTCGCAAATCCGTTGTGGCCCCGTCCCAACGCGCTACGGGAGCCAAAAAGCTCCGTTTGACCAAAAACCAACAGGCTATTTGTAAGCAGTATGGTATTCCATATGAAAAATATGCCCGTGAGGTTTTAAAACTGGAGCAAGATAATGGCTGAAAATAGACTTCCCCGTGAGCAACAATCGCGTCAAAATGAAAAACGCGCTCAACAGTGGACACCCCCTGATTTATTACCCGAACCAAAACGTGAGGAAGGGTATTACTACCGTTGGGTACGTGCTTCTATTATGAATTCCGCAGACCCACGCAATCTTTCAAGTAAGATGCGCGAAGGCTGGGAGCCGGTTAAGGCTCAAGAACAGCCTCACATGCAGTTTTTTCTCGACCCCGAGTCCCGTTTTAAAGATAACGTGGAAGTCGGTGGTTTGCTATTGTGCAAAGCTCCTAAAGAGCTTATTGACCAGCGCACAGATCATTATCGTGGTCAGGCTCAGCAACAGGAAAAGTCTGTTGACAATAGCTATATGAGCCAAAGCGATCCAAGAATGCCACTGTATAAAGACAGTTCTTCTAAGGTTCGTTTTGGTAGAGGATCTTAATTTAATTTGGAGTTAACAATGTCTTATCCCAAAGTTAACGCTCCGTATGGTTTTCAACCTATTAATCGCTTAGATGGCATGCCTTATGCTGGTGCAACTCGTTTTTTTAAGATTGCATCTGGTTATGGTACTGACCTCCTTAATGGCGATTTGGTAGAAATTACCGCTGACGGAACGATTGGTAAGTTTGCAGGCACCGATTCCGGTAATCCTGTTGGTGTATTTATGGGTTGTGAGTTTGTCAGCCCTGTTCTGAAAACCCCGGTATGGTCAGAAAATTGGCCAGCCAACACGGTTGATGATAATGCTATGGCGTATGTGGTCGATGACCCAAATGCTGTTTTTAAAGTTGCCGTAACAGACGCCAGTAGCGACATGGCATATATGCAACGAAAAGCTATTGGCTCTAACGTTGCGGTTGTTCAAGGCGCAGGATCAAACATCACGGGTGATTCTGGTATGTCCGTTTTGGCAGGATCTGAGGCAACAACTGCCACACTGCCGATGCGTGTTATTGATATTGTCCCCGCAACAGGTTTTGGCTTAAACGGTGATACCGTTTACCCCGAGCTGGTTGTCAAGATCAATACGCACCAGTACAACAACCCAACTGGCGTATAAGGAGCTAACAAATGGCTATTTCCCGCGCACAACTAAAGAAGGAACTCCTGCCGGGGCTTAACGCTCTGTTTGGTTTGGAGTACGACACCTACGGTGAAGAGCATAAAGAAATTTATGAGACCGAAGCTTCAGACAAAGCGTTTGAAGAAGAGACCAAGCTCTCAGGTTTCTCTGCCGCACCAGTCAAAAACGAAGGCTCAGCGCTGACGTATGACAACGCACAAGAGGCATACACGGCTCGTTATACACACGAGACGATTGCGCTTGGTTTCTCGATCACGGAAGAAGCAATTGAGGACAACCTCTACGGCTCCCTTTCAGGTCGTTACACCAAGGCTTTGGCCCGTGCAATGGCATACACCAAGCAGATTAAAGCCGCCGCTGTTTTGAACAACGGTTTTGATCCTAGCGTCCCAATTGGTGATGGCGTGTCTTTGTTCTCAACTCAGCACCCGCTGGTTGATGGTGGCGTAAACAGCAACATGCCCGCAGTGGCTACTGACTTGAATGAGACTTCCCTAGAGAATGCTGTCATTCAAATCGCTCAGTGGACTGACGAACGTGGTCTGCTGATCGCCGCTAAGCCTGTGAAGCTGATCATTCCACCTCAGTTGCAATTCGTTGCAACCCGCCTGATGGAAACCAAACTGCGTGTCGGCACGACCGATAACGATGTAAACGCATTGGTCTCGACCAACGCTATTCGTGACGGTTTTGTGGTCAACAATTTCTTGACCGACCCGAATGCGTTCTTCCTCAAGACGGACGTCCCCAATGGACTGAAGCACTTCACCCGCGCACCTCTCAAAACCTCTATGGAAGATGATTTTGCCACTGGCAATACTCTCTATAAGGCGAGGGAGCGTTATTCGTTTGGAGTTTCTGATCCGTTAGGTATCTGGGGTTGCCCCGGTAGCGCCTAATAAAATCAAGCACTTACGCTAGATTTGACCCCGCTTCGGCGGGGTTTTTATTTGTTTGACTACAAGTCTTGTACACGCCCGTGTACATTACGGTTTCATTAGCTTTATACACTTAATCATGTATTGCGTTAATGTTAAATACGTTGTATAAAGAAACTACTGGGAAAACCCAGTCCTATAGACCGACCCAGCGGACGATGCAGAGACTATAGGACGATGTACTGCATTACGAGGATATTATGGCTTATTCAAGCGTATCGGGACCGTGGACTTCTAAGAACGGTTTCGTCAATCAAACTTCCACTGCCGCCGACTTGGGCGATGCTTCAAACACAATCAACCTTCAATGGAAAACTGCTGGAAAGCAAGTTGTTGATTTGTCCACTGGCATGATCTATACGGCAACAGGCTCCAAGCCCACCGATAGCTGGGTTTCTTCTGACGGGCTTAGTGAAAACGCCGTCACTCCTGCATAAGGAGACATCATGCAAACAGATGTTATTGCCGTTGAAGTAAAGGCCTCTGGCGTGGTCAGTGGTGATCCCGCTCGTTTAAAGGCCCTGCACGTGACTTACAAGTCAGGATCAACCGTAAAGTTAAGAGATGGTGGCGCTTCGGGAAAAGTTCGTTTTTCATTCACAGCACCCGAAACCACAGGAACCACTAACATTTCCGTACCCGCTCAAGGCGTTCGCTTCTACAAAGATATTTATGCTGAAGTAACAGACGCAAGTGCAACGGTGTTTTATGGCTAAGTCCCTGTCGGTCAAAAGAGGCGAGAAGCTTCCTGTGTCTAAAGGTGCAGGACTAACCGCTAAAGGTCGATCCGCCTACAACCGATCTACAGGGTCTAATCTCAAGGCTCCGGCCCCGCATCCAAAGACCAAGAAAGATGCCGCAAGGCGTAAGTCATTTTGCGCCCGTATGGGCTCAAATCCGGGTCCGATGAAAGACGCAAAAGGCCGACCCACACGAAAAGCCGCCAGCCTAAAAAGGTGGAACTGCAAATGATGAAAAAAGTTTCTTATAAGCGCGGCGCTGATGGTGTCGCATCCCGTGGAAAAACCAAACCAGAGGAGCCTGTCATGGCAACACGCAAGACCGCAAGCAAATCAACATCAACTCGCAAAGGCTCAACGCCCGCCAAATCTGTGGCTGAGTTTAAGAAAGCCGCTCGTCAAGAAAAGCGAGCCGCTAAAGACATGAGCCGCGCTAGTTATGACGAAAAGAAAGGGCGTTCAGGCAAGGCCGCTGAAAACAAGCGTTACGCTAAAGAGCAAGAGCGCCGCGCCGGTCACAACATTGCCAAGGCATTGCATCGTGCAACCAAACCTGTACGGAAAAAATCATGAACAAATTAGAACGCAAAGGCGTAAAAGAAATCGCACTGGCCGCACGTCAGGCAGGCCGTGCTCGCAAGGACATGATGGGCGCAGAGCGTGAAGCAGGACGCTCCGTTCGTGACCAAATGCAGGCAATGAGCAAGGCATCGGTTGCTGGAAGGCAGGTGGGGCGCGCAAACACAAACATGCGTAAAGGCGTTGCAGATGAAATGCGTGGCGCGGGCATGGCTAAAGGCGGCTCTGTAAACAAAGCCCCAAAACCTTTGAGTGACAAACAGCTTGACAAGATTTCACCTGAGGCTCGTAAGAAAATGGAGCAAAAGAAAAGGGATATCGAACAGGAGCGCAGGCAAAAAAATATGGAGAAAAGTATCGGGGGCAAAAAGATGGCTAAAGGTGGATATGTCCGCAAAGCCGATGGCTGTGCAACCAAAGGCCGAACCAAAGGGCGTATGGTCTAATGGCTAAGAAGTGGATTAGTAAGGCGATCAAGAAGCCAAATGCTTTGCATAAAGATTTGGGTGTTCCTGCTGGCAAGAAGATCCCTGCCAAAAAGCTGAATGCCGCCGCCAAAAAGCCCGGTAAAGTAGGTCAGCGGGCTAGGCTTGCTAAGACACTAAAGGGTATGCGGAAATGATGCCTTCTCGTGGTATGGGTGCAATTAGTCCTTCTAAGCGTCCCGGACGCAAGGGTATGTCTTGCTTCAAAAAAGGAGGCAAGGTTTGGGACACACCCAACCCCAATAAGAAATCAAAGCCCCTGACGAGCAAGCAAAAGGCTAGTGCCAAAGCCCGTGCCAAAGCCGCTGGAAGGCCGTACCCAAATTTGGTTGATAATATGAGGGCGGCAAAGAAATGACAGCATCTTTTAATCTTGATATTAACGATATCATCCAAGAGGCATTTGAAAGATGTGGTGTTGACCTGCGTTCTGGTTATGACCTAAAGACCGCTAGGCGTTCGCTTAATCTCATGACAATTGAGTGGGCTAATCGAGGCTTGCATCTTTGGTTGATTGAAGAGGGTGTTGTTCCCCTAGAACTTGGCCAAGCCGATTACGATCTGCCTGCCGACACCATTGATGTCATTGACCAAGTGATTCGCACAGGCGAAGGCACAAACCAGTCTGATATCACGATCAATCGGATTTCTCCGTCAACGTATGCCACGATCCCAAACAAGCAGGCTAAGGGACGACCGATTCAGGTTTGGATTCAACGGCTGAAAGATAGCCCAAAGATTACGGTGTGGCCTGCACCTGATGGCACTGAGAACTATAAGTTCGTTTACTGGCGCATGAGAAGGATTGAGGACGTTTCAGGCGGAGCAAGCAATGCCGACATACCGTTTCGTTTTTTAAATGCAATGGTGGCTGGTCTGGCGTTTTACATGTCGCAGAAATTGCCGGTCGATCCCAATCGCCGGGCAGAGTTAAAAATGGATTATGAGCAACAGATGCAATTGGCTGAAGACGAGGATCGGGTCAAAGCTTCTGTTCGTTTTGTGCCTTGGATTAGTCCTTACTGATGGGTAATAAGTTTGCCTCACCTAAACGAGCGATTGCAATCTGCGACAGATGCGGGTTGCGTTACAAGCTTGTGCAGTTAAAGCGCCAGCCCGTGAAGCAAGAAGCAATTAATTTGTTGGTATGCCCGTCATGTTTAGATCAACCTAACCCACAGCTATTGCTTGGCATGGTTCCAGTAAATGACCCTCAGGCGTTGAGAAACCCAAGGCCTGATACAACCTATGAAGTGTCTGGCAATCTGCATGGTGGTAGTAGAATATTCCAGTGGGGCTGGAGTCCCGTTGGTGGCGGGGAGTTATTTGATTTAACCCCCAATAATCTACATTTAAAATTAAATATAAACCCGGTAACCGTTACGGTAGAATAGGACCTGACATGAAAAATTCAGACTCAAAGCAGAAGCATCAAATGACTCGTAAATCCAACGAGGGCAAGACAAAGAAGATGGCCAAAGGTGGCCCAACCAGCGAATCAATGCGTGAATATGGACGCAACATGGCTCGCGCACGAAATCAGGGGTAATCATGAAAGTTAAAACCTATGAGCGAGAGTACAAGATTCACGGTCGGGAAACCAAAGCTCGCATCCCGAAAGAAACAAAGAAATTTGAGCGTGAGATCTACAACACCCGTGGCACGGGCTACCCTGACAAGGCAAAGATGTCTGGCATTAAGGTGCGCGGCACAGGTGCGGCGACTCAAGGACTATATGCACGAGGACCGATGGCGTGACCTATGAAGAGTTAAAGCAGAGGATTATTGATTTTGCCGAAAGCGATGAACCCGTTTTTGTCGGGAACATTGACGGCTTTATCAAAACTGCTGAGCAGGGTATTTATAACTCTGTTCAGCTTCGTGCGCTTCGCAAGAATGTGATGGGTTCTGTTGAGCAAGAAAGCCCGTATTTGAGCTTGCCAAACGATTTTCTTTCTGTTTTTTCTCTTGCTGTTGTAGATGAAAATGGGTCTGAATATTTGTTGGTAAAAGACGTAAGCTTTATTCGGGAGGCTTACCCTTCTGCAACAGACGCTGGTAAGCCAAGGTATTACGCAATATTTGGACCTGCCAGTAGCAATAGCACAGACCCAAGGCCAATTAATGAGTTGTCAATAATCATAGGCCCGACACCAGACAAAAAATATGCCGTGGAACTGCACTACTTCTACTACCCTGAGTCCATTGTGACAGCAGGAGAGACTTGGCTTGGTGACAATTTCGACATGGCATTGTTTTATGGTTCGATGCGTCAAGCCGCTTTGTTCCAGCGCATGACAAAAGATGTTGTTGAGAATTATGAGCAAAAGTATGCTGAGTCAATGGCCCTGTTGCAGATGCTGGGCGATGGCAAACAGCAAATGGATTACTACCGTAACTCGCCAACCAAACGTTCGGGGGTCTAATGATTACAGGCAACTGGACATGTGACGCATTCAAGAAAAGTTTGCTTGATGGTACGTTTAAACCTGACAGCTTAAAGCTTGCGCTGTACACAAAACAAGCCACACTGAATGCTCAGACCGAGGCATACACAACTGAGGGTGAGGTTCAGGATATTGGTTACACAGCCGGAGGAAAGCCTTTAGAGGTTGAAGTTAGGTTAGATGGCTCTGTTGCGTTTTTGATAATCCAAAACGTGCAGTGGTCAGCACGGATTACGGCTCGTGCCGGTCTAATTTACCAAGAGGGCCAAGGCGCTGTTTGTGTGCTGGACTTTGGTTCGGACATTAAGTCATCGACAAAGTTTGTGGTTGAATTTCCACCGCCAACAAAAGATTCTGCGCTGATTGTAATTGGGAGTTGAAATGAACGGCATGAAAGATTCAGTCGGTGCTAAGGGTAGATTTATTGCCATTTGTACAGATAGCAACGGGAATGAAAAGTGGAAAGCATTCCAGCCAAATTTGGTTATGAATGATGGACTGTCTTATATGAATTCAGTTGCTTTTGACGAAACTATTTCAAAACCAAAATGGTTTATTGGTTTGTTTGGTTCGGAAAAAAATAATACTCCAGACGCCACTGATACTGCTCAATCGCATCCGGGCTGGGTGGAACTAACAAATTATGTTGGCGACACAAGGCCTGAAGCTGTTTTTGCTAATGCGTCCAAAGAAAACCCCTCTGTTATATCTAATGCTAAAAGTTCAGCCAAATTTGTGGCGAATGAAGAGGTTGTTGTTGGCGGTGCATTTTTAATTAACAGCGCCCAAAAAGGGTCTTCTTCTGGTGTGCTTTTTTCCGCCGCATATTTTGCAAGTATAGGCGATAGAACCTTATTTGCTGGCGATATTTTAAATGTAGTGTATGAGTTTTATTTAGGAAGGGTTTAATATGCTTGGGCAAACAGCTTATGCATCAGCAACTTTTTCTTCTTCGAGAATGAGCGATATTGAACACGTCAAGGTAAAAAATAATCTTTTTGTTTCAGATACAAACAAAAATCACATTTTAATAATCGCAAACATTCTGGAAGAAACAATTATTAAAGAGGCTCTTAATTCATATAAAGATTGGGAGTGGGTTTACACTGGCGGGAAGTCCCAAACTTGGTCAGATATAAATTCAACTTACCAATCGCAATGGAATTATATCGAGACCAATATTGATGGCTCTTGGGAGGAAATTCCCACAAACCGGAAACGTAGGTAATGTAAATGGCTATATATTCTTTGGTTGTTAAAGACCGCGTAAGAGAACACTCGACTTCTTCTGGTACGGGTGTTTTCGTTTTAGATGGGCCGTTTGAAAGCTTTCAAGGCTTTTCCATTATTGGTGATGGCAATGATACTTTTTACTGTATCGTTGACGCGCAAAGTGGTGAATGGGAGGTTGGTTTAGCCACATATAGTAAGGGTACGTTAACTAGAAAAAAGGTTAATGAGTCTTCAAACAATAATAAAATTGTGGACTTTGGTGAGGGGTTAAAGGATGTTTTTTGTACCTACCCTGCTGAGACTGCCGTATACAAAGATTTTGATGGCAACCTAGATTTAGGATCTTCCGAATTAAAAGCCAACTCAATTTCAACTTATAACTTAGAATCAATTAAGCAACAAGCTGAGACTATATCTCTGTCTGGGAATATTAATAATGCTTTGTATATTATTCAACAATCCGCGCCTAGTGGCTATTCCATAGAACCAAGAGAGTTATTTCACATGTCGAGCACAGATGCGGCTCGATTGTTAATTGAGGCGGACCGAGACAACAAAGATGAATACGCCAATGCTCAGATTTTATTTGAACAAGACGGAGGGGCAGTTACTGCCAAAACAGGGTTTTGGGACGGTACAAACTCACTTTACTTTTGGAACAACTACAGCGAGGACGTGGTAATTGGCACGGCAAACACCGAGTTGATCCGAGGTCATCGCACTGGGGATGTTTCCATTGGCCCATACGTTAAAACACAAGCACAATTCCACGTCAACAATACTGATCCGTTGCCCGCCAAAGGTTCGTTCCAGACCATCGGCTTTTTTTCCAATGAGAATGCAAGGCAAGGCATCGCGCTTGGTTTTAACAGCGACCGCAAAGCGGTAATCACTGCCAAGTCCACGTTGAACAACTTGCACAACGAGCTTGTCATTGACGGTCAGTCGGTTGATATTAAAGTGCTGGATGAAAATAGGTTTTTGATCGGCAAGGATTACGCTCAGCTTTTCACACCGTTGCTATTCAATCGTTTATCATCGCCGCCCAAAGAGATCGAGGCATCGACTTACTACGATACTGTAGACAAAAAAATTAAATATTGGAACGGTGAATCTTGGCAAACATTTGAAAAAGGTGAAGAGGGTGAAACCGGACCAATAGGACCTAAAGGGCCTCAAGGTGTTGAGGGTAAACAAGGACCTCCCGGCAAGTCAGTAGAGATTGTTGGTTATTTTGAATTTAGGCAACCTTCAGAACTTCCTTCCGATGGTTTTATTCCTGCAAATTGGGATAGTCAGGGCAACCCCCCGGAAGGTGAGCAGTTAACTGCTGGACAAGCTTTTATATATGATGGTGCGACTAAAACTGTTTGGGTTTTTGTCGGTACTTCTTTGGTTCCAAGTGGTTGGATAAATGCTGGTGCAATTGAGGGGCCGACCGGACCACAAGGCATTCAAGGTGTTCAGGGACCTATTGGACCCCAAGGGCCAAAAGGTGAAATGGGTTCGAGAGGGCTGCAAGGGCCTATGGGTGTTCATGGTCCTCAGGGTATTCAAGGCCCTCAAGGACAACAGGGTCCTCAAGGAAATACAGGCAGTCAAGGATTGACTGGGCCTATTGGCCCAGAAGGACCTAAAGGACCTCAGGGGCCTATTGGAGAAAGGGGTGAGTCCGGTCCAGAGGGTCCTCAAGGCCCCAAAGGAGATACAGGACCCCAAGGCGTTACCGGCGATAGGGGCGCAGAAGGTCGAGTAGGTCCAATAGGTCCTAAAGGCGATCAAGGCGAACGAGGTCTTCAGGGTCCGGAAGGCATCCAAGGCCCACGTGGGTTGATTGGGCCGAAAGGCCCACACGGTGATACTGGGCCAGAAGGTCCGGAAGGTAAAGAAGGCCCTGCCGGTCGAACGGCTGACTTGGTTGGTTATTTTGAAAACCGATCCCCCAGTGAGTTGCCTTCCAGTGGTTTTATACCCAAAAACTGGGATAGCGTAGGAAATCCTGAAAAAGGGTTTCAGATGGCTGAGGGGCAAGGATTAAAATACGATGGTGGCACTGATGGGGATGGCCAAAAAGATCATGTATTTTTGTATGTAACTCAAACCTACTCAACCGTAGGATGGGTAAATGTTGGCAAGATTCAAGGTCCAAGGGGTCCTCGTGGCTATGCTGGCCAACAAGGAATAGAAGGCCCTGTTGGTCCACAAGGGGATGTTGGATCTACTGGACCTCAAGGACCACAAGGAGATCCCGGTCCTCGTGGTGAGACAGGTATGGAAGGCCCCCAAGGTCCAGAAGGTAATACGGGTCCTCAAGGTGTGGAAGGGCCTGTTGGCCCCCAAGGCCCCCAAGGTGAAATTGGCCCTGCGGGAGAACAAGGTGAAACAGGACCAAAAGGGGATACAGGAGCACAAGGACCTCAGGGTGAAGTAGGTCCAGAGGGTCCTGTTGGGCCTAAAGGTGCGGCAGGTCCGCAGGGGTTGCAAGGACCTCAAGGTGAAAAAGGAGAAAAAGGTGATGTAGGTCCACAAGGCAGTCAAGGAATTCAAGGTCCAGTTGGCCCTATAGGACCACAAGGCCCAGAGGGCAAAAAAGGCTCTCCCGGACAAACTGCTGAATTGGTTGGGTACTTTAAAAACCGCACACCAAGCGAACTACCTCCTGATGGTTTTATCCCTGCAAATTGGGATAGCCAAGGAAACCCCCCAGAAGACGAGCAGTTAACCGCTGGTGAGGCGTTACTGTATACCGGCGGTGTTGAAGGCGATAATATAAAAGACCATATCTTTTCTTTTGTGACGACTTCATTTACATCTTCGGGATGGGTAAATGCCGGAAAAATTGAAGGGCCAAAAGGGGACACAGGCCCTCAAGGCCCACAAGGTCCTGTAGGCGAAACGGGTCCTCAGGGAAAAACCGGGCCAGAAGGCCCCCAAGGACCGAAAGGTGACACAGGTTCGCAAGGTCCTGTTGGGCCGCAAGGGGATCAAGGCAATCAAGGCCCTCGCGGTTATACGGGTGAAAAAGGTCCAACAGGCCAAGAAGGTCCTCAGGGACCAAAAGGCGATACGGGACCAAAAGGTGATACGGGACCACAAGGTCCTGAAGGTCCTCCGGGAAGCAGTTTCCCATCCGGCACAAAGATGCTGTTTAGACAAAGCTCAGCGCCTACGGGTTGGACTCGCGTCACCGGCGATGAGGCAAATAACCGAATGTTGCGAGTGGTGTCTAGCGGCGGTGTTTCTACGGGCGGTTCAGATAGCCCAACATACAACAACAAAGTGCCGCGCCACACGCACAGCTTCAGCACGGGTAGCCAAAACCGTAGTCATAGCCATAGTGGTAGAACTGCCCACGAATCTAACAATCACGCCCATGGCACTTATGACGCAAGAGCGGCATATTTTTCTACGCCGGGCGGGGCATATCCTTTTTATGCACAAGGGAAAAGCGGAACAACGAGAAACAGTGGTGGGGTTACCTCTACTCACACTCACACGTTTAGCACTGGCAATCAAAGCTCAAGTCACCAACACAGCGGCACAACGAGCAACAACAGCGGCAGTGCTTGGTCGCCGCGCTACGTTGACATGATCATTGCTTCCAAGAATTGAGGGGATATCAAATGAACGAAGAACACGTCACAGCTTATGAATACTCAGCAGACAATGGCGAGTATTTGGGAACATACGAAGTGCCAAAGTGCATATCGAGTGGCGAAGTTCATCTCCCTAAAAGTATGACGTTCACACCGCCGCCGACTTATGTGGCTGATGGAAAAGTACCCGCTTGGGACGGTGATAAGTGGGTAGAAATTGACGACCCATACAAACTTGCTCACCCCCCAATGCCGGATGACTATTCAACGCTTAATGAAGATTTCATTCAATGGATGATCAAGCACGGTCTTTGGACAGCGGATGATGAAGATAAATACCAAAAAGATAAAGCAAAACCCCATAACGACCTCGAACCAGAAAACGGGATGGTTTAACCATGAGCGTCACTGTAAAAACATCATGCCCGTTGGGTAGCAAGTGCGAAGAAATTAAAGACGGCGAGTTGCATCGGTGTGCTTGGTTTATTGAGCTTGATGGCGTTAACCCCAACACCGGCGAAGAAGTTAAAGACCGTGGTTGCGCGATGGCGTGGACGCCGATTCTCTTAGTTGAAAACGCAAAGCTCACAAATTCAACGGGCGCGGCTGTCGAGTCTTTTCGTAACGAGATGGTGCAAGCAAATGAACGGTCAGTACAAATGCTCGCTGAGTCGGCAAGGATAGCGGGCAGATTGAGCCATGACTGACTGCGCTCTGGACTTAACCACGGTCATCACGCATTTTGCCTCCGCCGGTTCAGCGTTTCTTGGCGGTAGTTCGATGATGGTTTACATGCAACCGTCTAACCTGCGTGAGGCAGTAGTGAGGATACTGGTCAGCGTGGTATCGGGCGTAACACTTGCACCCGCTATTACCACCAAGATATTTGACGACCCATCGACCGACTATCGGGTCGTGGCGGGCGTTTCGTTTGCTGTCGGATTTGTTGCTTGGTCAGCGCTGGGCAGTGTGGCACGGTATTTTGAGCATCGCCGAAATCAAGATGCGATGGAATTGGTTAAAGGGGTTAGAAAATGATGGAGTTCCTCTACGGCATAGCCTTCGCAGTTGAGTTCGGGCTGGGTACGGCGATTCTTATTGGCCTCTTCCAGAACATCTGGGAGACGGCGGTGAAGTCGAAATCACTCTTCTGGGCGCTTGGGTGGAGTGCCTATGCCATGAGCTTTACGAGCTTTCTGAAGGCGATGGGCGATGTCAGTCAAGTCTTTGAGATTGTCACAGGCATTGTTCAGATCATGTTCCATACCTTTGTTTTGACGTATGTGGTCATATATATGCTGGAGCATTATCATGAAGACAAGTGAACAAGGCATCGACATGATTAAGGAGTTAGAGGGTTACTCGGATGTTGCCTATCCTGATGCGGGGACAGGTGGTGCTCCCTATACGCTGGGTCACGGCCATACGTTCCGGGTCAAGCCCGATCAAAGGTGTGACCGCATGCAGGCAGACTACTGGCTACGTCATCAAGATGTCCCCGTGGCTGAGCAAGGTGTTAACCGCTACGTCAAGGTTCCCCTCAAACAAAACCAGTTTGATGCCCTTGTGTCATTTGTTTTTAATCTTGGCGTGGGAGACTTAAAAAGTAGTACACTACTAAAGAAGCTAAACGCTCGTGATTATGCGGGTGCGGCAAAAGAATTTGAGCGTTGGATCTACGCCAACCACAAAATACTGCCGGGTCTGGTCCGGCGGCGGAAAAAGGAAGCCGATGTTTTCCTTAACGGTTATTGAATTTTTGCGAAACCATGCACGGGCATTTGCCCTCGTTGCCGGAATCGCAGTGGCCTTTAGCGTGGGCCTGTTCTTAGGCTGGTGGCATGAGCACGATAAGCTCGTCACATACAAAGCATCCGTGGCTCAGATAGCGGCGGACCAAGAGCGGCGTAACGCAGAGATCGTGCAAAAGCACACGGAAGTCAAGGAGCAAATCCATGCGGATTATCAGGAACGTATTGCTCAGCTTAGGCGTTATTATGACAAGCGCTTGCGCGAGCAAAATTCCGGTGAACTGCCCTCCGCCTCCAATGCCACCCGAGGAGNTAATGGTTCCTCCGGTAACGCTCGATCTAATAGAAGTGCCACCTCGCTCGTTGAGGACTGCGCCGAAGTAACGCTCCAGCTACAGGAGCTACAGCGGTGGGTCCGTGAAACGAGAACAGAGTAAGCGCCATTTCGGTGCTTATGCTTGCCCCAAGCTTTATGGGGCATTTTGAGGGAGGCTTTATGAAAAAGCACCTTTTAGCCGTTGCACTCTCTTTGGGAGTAGGCGCGGCACATGCTGTGTCTGTCACTACGGATGGCCAAGTGGTCAACCAATGTACTTTCACTAGCGTCACGCCCGGTGAGTTCGGTTCTAACGTAATCGACCCCACCAAGTTGTCAACCAGCCATGTCGGTGGCACGGGAAGCTCTGTGAGCTTTACCTATACGGGACAGCCAACAATGAGCATTCAAGCGCCTTCAGCGTTTGCTACGGCTCCTGACTTGGGGGAAATTACACCCACGTTTAGCGCCGCCGCATCGTCCACGGCCAAGGGTTCATTGACCTTTACCGGCGGCTTGGCAACGACTCAATATACGACTGGTTCTTCAGACCAGATCGACTTGGGTCTAGTGGCTGACACAGGTTCGGACATTAACTTTCCTGCTGGGGATTACTCAGCGGCAACAGTTCTGACTTGTAGCTAAGCCATGAAAAAGTCCAACGTTTTAGTTGGGCTTCTGTGCGTCCTAGTGGTTTCGACTGCTGGGGCGCATGGGATCATGCCCACTCGCCTTCAAGCCCCTTCTGGTAGTCAAAT